TCTCTATCTGCCTCTTGTCCCGGAGCAAGTAAAGCCATTTGCTGGTCATAGTATCTATTTTCTGCCGTTAAAGGGTCAGCTTCAATACCAGATAAATAACCTCTATTAGCATTAGCTGAATTAAGCATTGCATCTTGTTGTGCTTGAAATTTCTCAGATAAACCTAATCCTATAGCTTTACCTTCATTATCAAACTTAACACCACCAAGTGAGCCTGCCACATTGTAAGGCATTGATTGGTCTAAAGCGTATTTAGCTGCTGCTTCTTGACCTGCTGTGTTTTCTGCTGCTGCTTTTTTAGCTCCTTTAGCTTGGATTGCGCTTCCTATTGCTCCTGCTATTAAACTTAATGCTGACATTCTATTCTCCTATGCTGTGCGTTTCCACATATATACTACAATATATGGTTGTAAATTGTTATGTGCGCCACCACCACCAGTAGATGTTGTAGCATTACTATTAGGTGTACCACCAGATTTACCATCAACATATGGTACAGTTGCTCCTGCATCGTTTGCGTCATTACCCTCAGTAGCGTGAGTGTGAGCAGGTAGTTCAGCAACAGATAATGTATGTGTTTCAGCACCGCCAGTTGCAGCTAAAGTATCAAATGTACCGCTTCCTGCTTTACCTACTAAAACTCTACCTTCACCAAAAGCTACCCAAGTTCCCATACCTAACAAACTAGCAGGGTTTGTAGCAACTGCCATATTAGTGTAGATAGAACCTACTGGATATACAATAGCATTGATTGCTGCTGCATCTAAAGCTGCAACTGCTGTAGTAACAAAAGCTGTACTTGCTGCTTGTGTTGTATTCGTTCCTTGTGAAGCAGTAGGTATAGTTGGTACTCCTGTAACTGTTAAAGTACCTGCTACTGTTGCGTTGTTACTAGCAAAATCTTCACTAGCTGAACCATTTGTATCTGCTTTAGAATTAATTGCTGTTCTTACTGTTGTAAATTCAGTATTAAAATCAGAACCAGATATAACTTTCGCAGCATCACTATCTGAGAGAGCATCTTTTCCTGACCAATTGACTGCTAAAGTATAATCACTCATCGTATTTTTCCTTGTAAAGATATAATTGACAAATCTTGAATAGAAGCATCAAAGCCATTAGATACAATATTCATGTTTATTTTTAATGTTTTAGCTCTACCTGTTAATGGAGTCTTATATTCTTGTAATCCATAAATAGGTGTATATTTAACATCACCCCATAAAGAAGTAGCTGCTCCATATAAAGCAGTAGTACTAGTAGCAGCAGGATTTAAAGCTATTTCAGTAGTCCTAGAAGAACTCATACTATAATCTGTATACCATCTAACACCTAATGTAGCTCCTGAACCGCCTTCTAATACTAATACTAACTTTTTTAATATAGCAGAAACTACTGCATCACCCATAGGTATCCATATAGAACTAACATCAGCGGCAATAGGAGAATTAGTATAACTAGCTGCCGAATTAACCCAAGCCAAATCTGTATCAAAATATCCTTCATAGCCTGCTATTCCTCCATCTTTCTGTCCTACTAACAAACCAGAGTATAACTCTGTTTGAATCATGCTAGCTGGTTCTCTATCGCTATTAAAACTCCATGTAGTTACACGAGGTGCTTGGTTAGGAGTTATATGTTTAAAGTCAAAAGCGTAAGTAATATTCTTTTCTGTAAAAGTAAGAATATAAACACCTTCATCTTCTAAATACACAGATTTAACAGCAGTACTTTGTCCTATGTTTCTTATTAAAGTGTCTTTTATATTAACACTATAATCAGTTAAAGGTACTTTATCTTTTTCAGTAGTACGATTAAGTGAGCGTAGTCCTGTAGCAGAAAGAAATACTAAATCATCTCCTACTGCTTGTACTGAATCTCTATTAACTAAACCTACACCACTAATAACTTCATTTAATGACATATTAACTACATCATCAGGGTTGTCATATATAGCTATATTGTTTTTACCAAATATAACTAACTGTCCAAAGAAAGGAGCTATAGCTACTATTTCATCGTTATCCCAAACTTTTTTTAAATCTAATAATCCTGCACCCGAACCTGAATAATCATCACTATCTAATAAAACAGAGTAATACATAACAGCTTTATTTTCTGTTACTCCTCCTACAAACATTCTGCCATAAAACCCCATACCACAACTAGGGTCAAATGTAGTTACACCAGCAGGTTTAGTACTATTATCAAAAGCTGCCCATCTAGAGCCAGCACTTAAAGCACCATCATATCTCTGAGGTACTATACCTGCGTGGAAACAATGAAGTCTTTCATTAAAGTTTATAAATTGCCAATTGCCTGTACTGTTAGCAACGGTATGCTTAACATCAGCACCGCTATTAGGAAAAGCAGCATCAGGAGATGTAAAGTCAATTGTGTAAATACTAGTACCATAACTAGCAAATATTTTGTTAGTTCCAGCATCGTTATGCTCCACCATAGAACCTATAGCTGTGCCAGTAGGAACTACTTTTTGTTTTAATCCTTTCCTAAAAGATATTCTACCTGATTCTCTAAGCATTACATTATCAGCAGCAGTAAGAAAAGAAGCATCTAAAGATGAAGGGTTGTATTGCGTATTTAAACCATTAACACCTAAGTTAGTTAAAGATTGATATGCTAGTTGTTTAGCCATTAGTGAATATTTCCCATAAACCAATCTGATTCAAACTGAGTATTACCTGCATCCATCATAATAGCTTGTGAAATAGCAGAAGCTGCTTCTTGTGCCGCTATAGATGATTGTGTACCTCCATCTTCTCCACGCTCAGATAAAGCTCTGGCATAAGCTCCTAGTATTAAAGGCTTTGTAGGTATCTTAACAACTGTACTAGCAGTAGTAAGCGCATCTTGATACTTAACTATATCAAAAGAAATAGTTTCAGCCTTGTTAGGTGTAGGAGATAAATCTACTTTAAGATTATTAGAGCTATCTGCTCCGTTAAAACCATAGTAATGAGGTTCTCCTGTAGAAGCTGTAGGGTATCTTTCTCTATTAAGGTAAGCTCTACTTACCTGTAGTAATTCATTACCTGTAGCATTATTAATTACATCTATTATTTTAAACTCTTGTCCTGAACTTAAGCTATAGTTTTTAGTATCTGCTACTGTAGTTATATTAACAGTTTCTCTAAGTATCTGCCAATCATGATAAGACTCTATACTTCTTTTAGCGTCATTAACTAAAGCTCCTATAACCTTGTTGTAATCAGATACTGTGCTACTATCATTAATAGAACCACTCCAATCAGAAGCAATAGGTGTTTCTCTTAGCCTTATTAATACTTCGTTTATTACTTCTCTATATGTCATTTACTTCCCCTTAGCTAATTGCGCACCAAAATAAAATTCTATTATCATTGTTGCCCATTGGAATACTTCATCAAATTTTAATACAGCACCTGCTTGTACAGTTACATAATCTATTGTATCAGGCGTTAGCTGTATACCTAGTAAACTAGCTCCTTCAATTACAGTAGGTATTACTGTAGGTACATTAAAAAACACAGGAGCTATCTGTGTAAAAATAATTAAAGCTAGTATAACTAAAATTATAATTCTTCTATTCATTGCAGCTACTGGACTTTCTTTATCTGCTCTATCCCTAGCCATATTAATAGAATCATTACGCACTTGTAGTGATTGTATCATTAGCTTTTGTTGTTCTTGTGCTGCTTGACTTTTAAGTGCAAACAACTTAGCAATAAAGCCTAAAGCTATAGGTGCTACATTAGTTAAAAATCCTATCATGTTACTAACCTCAATACATTAAACATACCTACTTCAGAAGCTAAAAAGTAAGCAAATCCTCCATAGATAAAATATCTGATTTGATTAAGCATATTAAATATCTTTTGTATTTTATCGTTAGTGTCGTCAATCTTACTAAAGAGCTTAGCTATCTGTGAAGAATGTTTATCTAACTGTAGCTGTACTCTTTTATCTTCCATTACCACTTACTTTTATTTGCCCAGTAAGCAGCACTCATCTTACCTTTAGCTATGTTCTTAGCATGTCTAGCTTTAAAAGACTTACGCCTAGCTTTCTGTGCTGCTGTTTTAGGATTACTACCTGCTCCAGATACTCCTTGTTGTCCGTATCTAATAGT